TTATTCTTAGCACCTCTGAACCTCATCGTGTATAGAGGTTGACCTCGTTTAATTTCAAACTTAGATGAGTGAGCTTTGAATGCACCATTTGCAGGTCTGCACCACCTACTAAAAGGATACTCAACATTCAAGAACTCTAGACCAGTCTTATGATACAAGTCAGGATGTGCTGCAAGTTCTACCCATACATTTTTCTGCTTATCTGGCAACCACATAAACAAACTCTGTGCCAGTTGGAATACTAGGTAACCATTGTACTCACAACCCATCTGAGTGCTGCTGAAGTGTCTATTAGATCCTTCATTAATAAGCATATACTTATTAAAATCTTGCAGCGGGAAGTTTGTATTGGTAATTAAACCAGTTTGTTTATTGTATTCAATCTTTAAATCGATCTGATTGTATACAACCCAGGTCTGTGACCAGTAACTCTTCCAGGCAGGACACTGCTGGTAACTACGATCAGCGTGTCGTGCTTGCTCAGCTTCCAACATACGTTGGGGAGGAATAAAGACACCCTCATTATGCAAAGGATGATCCCAAATATCGTCACGTCCACCAGGGTTCTCAACGTAACCAACAGGAACGTGATTTAGTGGTGCATAATTAATCTTCAGTGCCATAGTTTTCGTATTTCAGTGCGACGGAGTAACGAATAGTTTGTGTAAAGGGTGTCGATCTATGCCATATCTTACCGTCAAAACAAATAGCTCTGTTAGGTATAGGCAGAATGCCTGTGGTATGTGTCTCTTCCCAGAATTCTGTACACCCACCATCATCTCTAGTCCAATCTAGATGAGGGTAGTATAGCACAGTATAAGCTGGTATACGTGGATCCATTAGATCCTGATGCCAGTATCCAGGTTCGTTGGGTTGATATCTATTGACATACATCCTCACCAAATCATATCCTTTTAGGACAGGGAAGTGTTTTCTAGAAGCTTCGTCAAGCATACTGTAGTATACTTCATCCTCTAAGATATTCTTTGATAGTCCTACAGGTTTATTAGGATCCATATCAAACTCTCCCCATTTGTAAGGAGAGTTATTCAGATAAGAAAGAACTCTAAGTTGCTTCGATTGTTCAATAAAATTATCTTGTGTGTAGATTTCCATAACAGGTCAGGTAGGACTCGAACCTACAATCTACCGCTTAGAAGGCGGGGGCATTATCCATTATGCTACTGACCCAAGAAAGAGATCAGTCTTCGATCTCTTGGTCTAGCCAGTCGCCATACTCTTCAATAAGGGCGATGCAGGACTGAGCATCGTTCTGCTCAGAGTGGTAGTGTAGTCGATCAATGATGTGTTGGGTGACTTCACTTTGGTTCATAATAATCTTTGCGGTAGTACCGCCCAAGTATGTTGCTATTATAGTACTTTGGTGTACCGTCGTCAAGCTGCTCCCCTAGAACGTTGTGGAGAAAGAGCTGACGTGTTTCTTCGTAGTTGGTTCGACCTTTAGTGGCGTGTACGGATAGGATCTCGCGTCTGAAAAAGGTATTACTTCCAGACTCACGACGTTCCCGATTAAGTTCGTCAGAGCTTCCGTAGTACTTTTTCCAGTTGCTTTCACTTTTAACTCTCCTACCTCCACCTCTAGGTTTTCGTAGTTGGTAAAAGTACTTGCGTCCGATGTACTCCCTGCCGTTGAGGAGATTTGTAATGCGATAGACGAAACCGAAACTATCGTTAATGTCCGAAGATAGAAAAGGGTGTCCGTTAAAAATCCAGGGGTTTTCATAGTCAAGTTCCAATTGTACATAATGCTTCTGCCTTATTTAGATCGCAGGTAACGATACTTTAAGGCAGAAAGTTGCCAAGCTTGAGCAAGGGACTTAGGTCCCTCCTTAACGAGAAGTTCTTCTTTCTCAGTAAGGGGGAACCTTTTGTCCATTAGAATTTTACGCTTCCAATAAAGCATTACAGCTTAAATCCAGCGAAAGTATCTTTCTTGACATCCTGTTTGATGCCACCGATGAGATAAGATTCAACCTCAGTCTCTTGTGGTGCCACCTGCATACCCTTAGAAGAGATCCAATGCTCTGTCCAGGGCAGAGGATTGTTGTTAGCAGGAACATCATAGACAGGTTTGATACCAATCGATTTCATACGACGATTAGCAATCCACTCAACATACTTAGAGAGGAGACGATCATTCAGACCCAGGATAGAACCATCTTTAAACAGATACTTCGCCCACTCCTTCTCTTCCTCAACACACTTCTTAAAGCAGGCAAGAGTATACTCCTCTTCCTCCTTTGCGATCTCTAGCATCTCGGGGTCGTCCCCTTGCTGCCACTTCTTGATAATGTTTTGAGTGAGGACAAGATGTTGGTTTTCATCTCGGGCGATGAAAGAGATAATTTTAGCGGATCCTTCCATAAGCTTGAGTTCAGCAAATGCGAAGCTGCACGCAAACGAGACATAAAATCGAATCCCTTCGAGGATGTTGACATTGACGATAGCACGATAGAGTTTACGCTTAAGGTCGCGGAGTGTCCATTGAGCACTAGGAGAATCTTTCCAGTCTGGTTTCCACCAGTTACCAGTCCCATACTCCTGAGCAGCGTTAATGAATTCATCATACGCTTTAGTCACTGACTGTGCTCGCTCGATAATTCTAGCGTCATCAGTGATGTGGTCAAGTACTTCAGCAGGATCGCTGTAGACATTCTTAATAATGTAGGTGTAGGAGCGGGAGTGAATCATCTCCATCATCTCCCATACGGTCATTGCAGACTCAAGCTCAGGCAGTGAGCAGTAAGGACCGAAAGCCATCCCAGGACCACGCCCTTGTACAGAATCCAGGAGGATTTGGTACTTAAGATTGCTGGTAAAGATGTGCTTTTGTACATCATTGAGCGTTTGATAATCGCTCCTATCCTTTTGGAGGGAGACCTCTTCAGGTCTCCAGAAGTAACTGAGTTGCGTTTGTGTAAGCTTCTCAAATACAGGGTACTTTTGTTTGTCATAACGTTGGACACCCAGAGGGCGTCCAAAGAACATAGGTTGGTTGCTGTAATCAACAGCGTTCTCGTTAAAGACGGTCATTCCGTCAACTTTAGATGGTGCAACTGTCACAAGGTTCTCCTTCGGTTTCTAAAATTTGTTCTAACAACGCAATTTGATCTGATTTTTCCTCTAAAGTATCGGATTTATTGTCATATGTATTCTGGTAGTAAGATGTTTTCCAACCATATCTGTAGGTTTTAAGAAGGTCTTGTGCCATAACAGAAACGGGGACTTCACCACCTTCAAATTTCAAAGGATTGTATGACCAGTTGCCACTGATAGCTTGATCAAAGAATTTCTGCATAACAGAGACGACTTTGATGTAACCATCATTGTCTTCCATATCCCAGAGCAACGTATAGTTATTCTTGAGACTGCCATACTGAGGAACAATCTGCTTGAGAACACCTTTCTTACTCTTCTTAACAGAGAGGAAGTCACGAGGAGGTTCGATACCATTAGTGGTGCCACAAACAACGCTGGAAGACTCCGAAGGCATCTGAGCAGTCAACGTAGAGTTACGAAGACCATAGTTCCAGATGTCTTCACGCAATGTCTCCCAGTCCATTGTCAGCTCAAACTGGTTTCCTTCATCATCAACACAGAACTCATCAATATCTCGCTTGTAAGTATCAATGGGCAGGACTTTACGAGCATACTTAGTCTGCTCGAAAGCACTACAAGGACCATACTCTTTAGCAATCTGATTAGAAGATTTAAGCAGGAAATACTGGAACTTTTCAGTCAGCATATGTACTGCTTTATGTGCTTGCCAACTATCGTACTTGAAACCGAGTTTGGCAAGATAATGTGCCAGTCCGATGAATCCGATGCCGAGTGAACGACGGGCTCGGGTGGCATTTTCTGCAGCTTTTACAGGGTATGACTGATAATCAATCAGCACATCCAGGGAGCGAACAGAAAGATCACAAAGTTTTTCCAGATGCCCCCAGGACTTCAGCTTACTGAGGTTAACAGCAGACAGAATACAGAGAGCAATCTCTCCAACACCATCAATATGCTGTAGAGGATCAGTAGGGAGGGTAATCTCCTGACACAGATTACTCATCTTGACAGGAGTGTCAAAAGATGAGTGCTCATTACAATGGTCGATGTTCATAATGTAGATACGACCAGTCTCTGCACGTTCTTTAAGCAGAGAAAGGAACAATTCTTGTGCACGAACTGTCTTTTTAGTCAGACTATCATTGCGTTCTGCTTCCAGATACATTTCATCAAAGGACTCAGAACCAAACTCCTCGTACATCTCAGGGACTTCGTGAGGAGAGAACAGTGTGATCTCATCATCATCAATGAAACGCTGATAGAACAGCTTAGAAATCTGAATAGAGTAGTCCAGCTTACGGACACGGTTGTCTTCAGTTCCTTTGTTATTCTTCAGGACCAGGATGTCTTCGATTTCTTGGTGCCAGATGGGGAAGTGGACTGTTGCGCTTCCACCTCGGATGCCATTTTGTGTGCAGCATCGGACAGTTGACTCAAACTTTTTGAGAAATGGAATAACGCCTGTGTGCTGAACTTCACCGCCCCTGATCTTGCTGTTGATCCCACGGATGCGACCCGCGTTGATACCAATTCCCGCACGTTGAGCGACATATTTGCCAATAGCCATATCGCTAGTAAAGATAGAATCGAGGGTGTCATCAACGTCAACCAAAACACAGCTTGCATACTGTCTAATTGGAGTCCTAACTCCTCCCATAATTGGCGTGGGGAGGTTGAGTTGGTGTTTGGAGATTGCATCGTAGTAATCCTTGATGTACTTCATACGAGTCTCTCTAGGATAAGTAGAGAAGATCGTTGCGGCAATCAAAATGTACATTTGTTGCGGCGATTCATACACTTCACCAGTGCTACGATCCTGCACGAGGTACTTATCCACAACCTGACGTAGACCAGCGTAAGTAAACTGGTCATCACGATCATAATCAATATAATTATCTAGGCGTTCCCATTCGATGTCATTAAATGCCATCAAAATC